GCTTTCTTGGATTATTAAGTTGCTCGGATCCTCCTACGGTTATTTGGCAAAAATTGCCCGGCCTTAAATACTGAGTTGTATTTCCTGGAACCAAACTCATATTGTATGGATCGGTGAATCGGTAAAGGGCTCCATCTTTAGTCAGAACAAAAATTCTCTGCTGATAATCGGTAGGCCAATAATCAAACGCGCGACGAATGCCGAAAGAAGTGCCGTTGGGATTGGTTTGATAAGGAACCTGCACCGCATTCCATCTACGACTTCCAAAATCTTTTTCTAATATTCCGCGATAAAGACTTACATTTTCGGCGCGAATTAAACGATTAAGCGGGACATCGGTCTGGGGCATGTCGGTAAGTAACGCCCCTTTGCCCAAAGGAATAATACCCACTTGCCCTTCATAAGCCATAAATTACCAATAGTAGAGCCATTTGGCCTTAACAAGGTCTTGTCTTGCAACAAGGCGCCCCCGTTCTTTGGCGGATTGCCAGACCATTCGGTTTTGCGCTCGCCACATCGTCTCAATCCCCGCTTTGCATTTTTGGAAAAATTGTTGCGCCTTTGAATCTTCTTTATCCAACAAAAGATAATAAGCGGCTCCATCGGCTAAAAGAGTGCGTGCCTGTTTTGGAAGCAACGGCACAGATTCCGTGGAATCGGTTAAGTCATCGTAAATCGGTATGTAATCAATATCGCATTTAATGGGAGGCGCAGTAAGTCCGGGACATCTTTCAAATACTATCTGCCAAGTATTATCTCCCCGTCTTAAATTGGCAAAACGTGTTGGAGTTCCATAGGTAGTAATTGCAAGAGGATAATCTCTACGAAACCGATTAAGATCCAATCCGAAAATTTTTCCCATTCCCTCCTGATCACCCATATAAGGATTGGGAGTCTGAAAATCATATACTCGAAATGGTTCTACAAGACGCAAAATTGAAGCACTTGCCAAAGGCACAAGGTCATAAACCAATGGCAATACTTCATAACTTGAACCGGTAGTGGAGCCTTCGATAAAGGGACATTCAATGGTAAATACCGACTGATTGGCTTGGTGCTGCGTTATTTGATAGAAACTGGCATTTGGCTCTACATGCAAATAAGCATTCTGATAGGAAATTGCAGGAGGACCTGAGGATGCAAACATTCCTGTAGTCGCACCCTGATTAATAGCAACGGTACCTTGTACATATACCGGTTGAATTACAAGATTGATGGGATTTTGAGCTCTTGCCCATATCCAACCCTCTCCGATATCGGGCGCAAACTCGCTTTCTCCTGCTAAAATTCCCTGATAAACTTTGTTGAGATATATAAGAGCTAAATCATGATACTGAGAAGTACCGTCGGTAACCTCACCGGCGCGTTGGAGTGTCTGTTTGACTAAATCCTGTGAGGTGTATCCATTTGCCATTTCTCACCAATCACCTCTGAGGACCGGTAGAAGTTTTCAAAATTTTAGGATCCTCCGGCTTTTTCACCAATTCGCCGTTTTCATAATATTCAATGCCGTTTCGGATGTAGACATTCTCTTTGCCTTTTTCGCAGCGAATACTATAGGGCTGAACTTTTACAACTTGCCCTTTTTCATTTCGAATGTGCGTATTTAAATCAAACGGTTCCATAATTACCTATTACCAACCCTTTGCCGAAACAATGACCGTTAAGGTCTGGTTTCCGGACGCTTCCACAACCGCACCGGATACCATATTGTAAATATGAATAGTAACGTTAGTCGGATCCCATTTATAAAACGTTCCCACGGAATTTGTGGAATCTCCTAAAATCGTCAACTCTTCAATAGTAGTGGGCATACCCATAGATGCCCCTGAAACCGCAACACCGGAGCTATACGCCTGCGATGAGTAGGCAATTGTACCAACCCATCTTACGTTTTTTCCGTTCGTATTTTCTTCACGAATTACGGTCTTCGTATATGTTGCCGCCATGATTGCTCCTTAGGTGCTTAAACTCATTACCGGCCAGTTGGCAGGACGCTCCGGATTATATTCCGCTTCAAAATCCGCAATTCCACCGCCGCTGGAAGGAAATGCCGTATATTGAACAACTACCTGTAACCCGGGGGCTACAAGACCTCCGCCGACGGATCCAAGACCTGCACCAACACCGGTGGATGCCGTATTTGGAGGAATATCCTTGTAATAGACTGTTCCCAAAACTGCCGAGGTAGGAATATTTAGCTGCCCCACAACCACGCTTGCAGACGTAGAGTTAAGGACCGGCTGAACCACGAATTGAACTGGAATCGTGCCTGCGGAGGCCGCTGTAGTCGCAAAGGCTTGAGTCACTCTGAAAAACAACCTCGAAATATTCATTGGAGTTAGAGCCAACCAAGAATAGGGCAGCTGGCCTGTACTGCCGGCGGCCCCCAAGGTGTTTCCGGTAGTCCCGGGAGTTGCCCCGAGCATCTGTACCGCATCGAAAAATTTATTTACGTACATGGTATCTCCTTAAAGTTCAGCATGGTGGTTCAATCCACAAATCTTTAAATATCAGGTGGATGTCCAGTGAATCACGCGAGCTTCGCCAACGTTAGACGTAGTCCAAATCAACCCGAATTCTAAAATTCCATACCAAGCAACACCTTTTTGTCTTCCATAATCTTCCGGAATCTTAGCTCTTAACTCCGGATCTTCCGCAACAGCCATTGCAACTGCATCAGCACCGAAAAAGAGTGCTTCACCGGTGATGCTTGAGGATCCGATTGAGTTATTTAGCGCATTGAAGTTGTTGCTTTCAATGAAACGAATATTTTCAAGGCGACCTACTTCGGAATTATATTTTGCTTCCGGATCTGTATATCGATGCCAAGGTTCCCATGCGGGATCTTGCATCAAGCCGCGCTTTACCTTCGTAGTCACAATTCCGATATAATCATCGCCCTCATAGGGCGGAACCTTATAAGTTCCGAACAAATTGTCTCGGATTTGTTCCACGTGGTACACGGTCATATTTGCCGTGGCCTGTACCGTAGGAGCACCGCCTGTATCAATATTGATCGAGGCTACTCCGTTCCCCTCTGCCTTCAATTGACAGGTCTTAAAGGCAGCTGCCGCTCCCTGATCCAAACAAATTTTCATTTGGTCGGTTAGGGCGCGTTGCACGATATTGTCCAAGTTGAATTCTGACAAATCGTCGCTAAATTCGGTGTAAGGAACCGAACGCCCCCATTCAGAGACCGTGATCCCTACTGTGGTAATAGTTAGGACATCTTCCGGTATTTCCGTGTTTTCAACCAATCGTGGCTGGGTGGGAACCGCCAGATTGGATATGCGCGTGATCGTCACGGTATCGCCACGCTTTTTGCCATAGCCGGGCTCCGGCATTACAAACTGTAAGAATTTAGTTTGTGCGATTGCTGCATGACGCAACTGAGCGGACATTGTATGACTTTTATATACGCCCGAAGGTGCATCGTAAGTCCACGTTTGTGTAGCCATTTATCCCCCAAAAATAAACTGCCTCAAAACCTCAAGCAGATTTTCGTCTTTTTGCTCGTAAATCTTTTAAATCATCGATTAAAGATTTAGGCGCCTCTTCTTTGGAAACCGGAATTCTTGGAGCCGGTTGACCGGAAGCACCTAAATTTACCGCAGGTCTGGATTCGAGTTCGGTTGTTTTAACTCCATGCTGACTTTTTACCAGATCAACCATTTTTCTCGATTCTTTTGCTAAAAATTTGCGGGCATCAGGAAAGGACATTGGAGCAATTTCATTCCACTTAGCCGCTAATGTTGATTTTACTATAGGTTCCACAGAACGCAAATCGGGACTTTCTTCATAGAGATCTTCGAAGAATTTTTTCTGTGCTGCCTCTTGATTTTTTTTCTGCTCTATTTTCTCTAAAATTTTCCGCTCGTGAAGATCCATTGCTTTTTTTGGATCGGTATAAATCAATAGTGCAGGATCCTCTTCTTTTATCGTAGGGGTAGACGCAGGCTGAGTTTCGGATCCGCCGAAAGTAGGCTGATTGACGGAAGGAGGCTGTCGTAGATTTGCCTCCACCAATCTTGCTTCCAATGTTTTTGCATAATCTACCAACTCTTGCGGCGTATTTATTTCACCGGAAAATCCTTTATATAAAGGTTCTTTTTTGGGAGTGACTTCAAGTTCCAATTGAGCAGGAGATTTTGGGCTTAAATCTTCGGTAGGACCGCCGATGACTGAACCATCAGCGGGATGTTGTGGGCTTACTGTTTCCGGCATTAAATTCCTCTGATTTTTTTTGTCCGATTCTTATTTTAGCACGAATTTTGTTGTCAATGTCATCAATGGTACATAGTTCCGCTGCAATCGCAAGTAATTTTGCTTCCGTAAATTCGCTTGTCCGGTACATGTTTTTGAGTCGCGAAATTGCCTCGTTTTTTACCTCTTCAAGATAGGGATTGATTTGATGTAACAAATGAGAGGCATGTTTACCGTTACTGATTAGAGTGAGGGTTTTTTCATCCATCATCTTCTCTACAATCCCACTCATGAAGCAGATAAACGGTGCCTTTTTCATCCATCCCATAGACCTGCCCTAAAAATTCCAATACTTCAGGATTAGGTTCGGCTACCGCTATTTTTAGGATCTTTTTATGCAGCTCTTTCCACTGGAAATTATAAACAATGTCTTTTGACGTAGCGAACATCACGGATAAGCTCCCTTACTATCCGAAGAAGAATCAACCTGAAATGTACTTTCTAATATTTTACGCGCTTTTAATCCCTGATCTTTTGCAATCGGAGCAGCCTTATATCCCGATAATGTGGGTTGTTCAAAATACGTGTTGCTATCGGCGTAAAAAGCTAAAACTTCCATTATCTTTTTTGCATCTCGCAAAATGTTTTCTTCAAGACTCATAATTTAATCGCCATAGTCATTGCGGTTAAAGCAATGCCTAATAGATAAAACGAAAAGTCTTCGACGCCGCCCCACAGTCCGCCGCTAACCTCTTCCGTTTCCACTAGCAGGTCGTACACAAATTCTTTTAATGCAGCAAGTAAGATACTAACACTCATAATCAAGTTCATATACTTCGGCCCTAAAAACCAAAGCGCTAAAAGTGGGAGCCACGCGCCCCATGCTACATGTGATAATTGACTGACTTTATTAAATGTTTTTTCCGGAATCAAATGGCGCTCCTTTTTTAATTATCCTCAATATCGTCTATACAATCAGAGCAATAAATCATGGAGCCTAAATGCCCGTTTACCATACAAGTAAAAATGCAAACTTCGTCTTTCATTTTTGATCCGCAATTGCAGCAATAACAAGATTTATTATTTTCATCTGTAGTAGTTGATTTAGGGAATTTTATTATCTTCGTCATCCAGGCTGACCTGTCATTCCCGGACTCGTTTCGGATTGTGGAATAGGTTCTCCGGTAGTTGCATTCCCTGTTAAAGCTCCGGGCACCTGACTCATTTGATTTGCTCCTCCTTGCCTCACTCCTGCTTGAGCCAACCTAATTTGATTTTGCATTTGAGCTTCCTGGTCTTTTTTGAATTGCGCTTGTTCTTCCGGACTAAGTTCCAATTTTTCTACGTCGATATCCAAAGATTTCATAATAACTTCCAACAATCTTCCAAAATCATATTTCTTTTGAAATTCTTGCATCATCTGAGGTGATGACCCAATACTTTGCATCAGTGCAGTTACTTTTTTGAAGTCCTGTATTTTATTGAGCGTGGTAGATAAACCGAATACTTTGTATTTATTTCCTAATGCCGATCCTGCAAATCTTTCTTCGGGACTCAAACTATCCAAATAGGCGGCCTTCTCATCTCCGATAAGAGCTTTCACTTCATCGTGATCTAAATCATTCATATATTGAGCCATAGTGAGCCAACACTTTTCCAGAAGAGGCGCAATATGTTGTTCTTCAATAACTTTTGCGATGCCGTTAAAAACCCCAGTCAGGCTTTGATTGGAGGCTACAATTTCAGTCGCTTTCACTTGGCGTTGAGGCATTTGCCCCATACGCATATCATTGGTCATTGCACTTTGATTAAATTCTCCGTTCATCACATTGAACATGTTAAAAACGTTTTGATCCAAAACTGCGGTATCGACACGTTCCAAAGCTTTTTCGCCGGGCGGACAAGAATTATTTACCGCTAATGTCTCTCCGGGGGGAATTCCCTCGCTTACCTGAGACGGATCTTCCAACCATTGTTCGTGAAGTTGTTTGATGCCGAAAACTTGCATCATGCCCCCATCGACCATGAGATTATAAAGCTCGTTAATAGCAATATTATGCTTGGTAGGAGCATCCATAAGAGCCTTATGCCAAACGGAACGTGGCACTCTAACGATGGGAGACACGACAAAAGGGCTTGTGCCATGCCAATAAGGATTAGGGCGAGGGGGCATGATAAGTTGACCGCTATACGTGACAGCCGCCCTAACATTTTCATGTAAAAGCTTCCCGGTTCCAAACTCAATTATATTTCCCCAACATTCGTAGATCGTAACGCGCCTTCTATACTGAGAATAAGTTTGCGCCTGGTCTGTTTCTCGAGATTTCTTATGGCGCTGAAGTTCGTCCGTGAAAGAATATGCTGCCTCCACGGCATCCATATCGAAGTCTTGAGGATTTTCTTTGGCTAACTGATAAAGCGTATGCCAATCGGTCTCAATCCGTTGTACTTCGTAAAGACCGTCCCCTGTAGGATCTGGAAAATAATCTTCCGCTCTAACAAGATCCAATTTTAATTGCCAATATGATTTTTCTTTTTTGGTGAGTTTTTTCTTTCCTTCCCCACCGGCTTCGAATGAAATTTTGTTGCAAAATTTCCCGCCCACTTTAACGATCATCAAACTTTCCAATAAGCCGTCTTTGAGGCAATCGGCATAAAACTGAGAAAACTTATTTTTATCGAGCTGTCGCATCAATAATTTCAATGCTTGATCCGGAGTAACCATTGGTTTTTTTACTCCGTCGCCCGGTTCAATGCGGAACCAATCTCCCAAATCCATTAAACCTTGCTGCAAAAAAGAGACTAACTGTTCGGTAGCAATGCTTGTTTTTGCTAAAAATTCTTTGGATTGTCCCTTTCGTTTATGGGAATAGTCTTGTCTTAGGTGATAACAATCCCAGTTCATGGCGTTATAAACCATTCGTGGATATCTGGCATAATAGGCTTCACTTACATATTGTAAAATTGTCTTAGATGTCGGGCTGGGATTTGAAATCTGCGGATCTGGTGAGATATCAATCATCTGGATCTCATTTCTCTTAAGTCTTGATTAAAAGTATAGCTTGGTGTCGGAATTTTAATGCGGACCTTGTTCCGCATCATCAATATTCTAGATGTTATCATTTGGAGTGCGTCATGAGGATGTGAAAACTCATTTTTAATGGGACGCAAATTGTTTGCTTCAATTTCAACTGCACTTTCATTGTAACGATAGCCGCCGTCGAATCCGCGAACAATCATTGGACAACCGGGAATGGAAACTTTGAAACAAACTCCTTTTTTAGTTCGTCTGGTTAGAAATGTTTCAACGGAAGTTCTTCTTTCTTCCCAAGTAATAGCTCCGGGAATTGTTCTCAGTCCTTTACCGTCTAAAATTTTGGCGCATGTTCCCTCATCGGTATCTTTTCTAAAATTACCGGAAGGATCAATGTAATCATGCCAATCTCTTCTCTGATCAGCCCAAGAAGGGTAAAGCACTGCACATTCTTTAAGAACCAACGTAGAAAAACGTTCCGCCCCCATATTTACGGCTGTAAACTCTTTAAGAACGCACAGGCAATCTTCTTGAAGTTGGACTACTACACACGCGGGAGTAAGTCCGAAGTCCCAACCCCGAAGTAAAGGCAATCCAACTAAGGGTTCAATCGGTCCTTTTATCCCATGTGCTTCCTTATCCCAATCATCAAATACCGGAAGACCTGAGAAAGACTCCCAACTTTTTTCATATTCTTGTAAAAATTTGCGTCGAGGCATTCCCTTTCGTACTTCTTCTTTCCATTCGGGACTTCTTTTTGAGGGATCAGCAGAATAATGGAGTTCAAATATGACAAATCCATTGTTTGGATTTTTTATTATTTCAACCCCGGTCATCGGATATTGTCTGGATTCCTCACGAGTCATAAGAAATTTCCTGATCTAGTTGATCATAAACCAGACGTTTAAAAAATCCCGGATTTCGAGAAGAGATTCCGGTAAATCTGCCTCCTCCCTGAATTGTCGGATAACTTGCAGAATACATATCTTCGGCATCATCCCAAAAAGCCATCTCATCGGCCAGAATTCCGGAAAATGTATATTGGCGAAGCTGATTCGCTCCGGAAGGAAATCCTTGAATAACGCTCCCTAGATCCACATTTTTCAATTTTGTATAAACTATTTCCACCCTTGGAATTATTTCTTTTGGAATAATTTGAGGATCTAGATGAGTCGCAATAAAATGCGCACGTCTGACAAGTTCATCAGAGTCATCTTCTTTCTTTGATACAAATGCATTGTGGCGACCTCGAAAGAATAAAAAATCCCACGTATAAAGCGCAATGTTCGTCCAAGACATAATCATGCGGCGTGATTTTGGGGCTAGAATTTTGGGATGCTTTTGCCAAATACGGGTATAAAGCTTTAAATAATCAAGATGTACCGGAAATGGCTTTATCGGATTTCTAAGGTCGACTTGATCTTGAGTGCGAACTCCGCGCAGAAATTCCCAGGGATCTGATCTAATACGTTGGATATCGGAAAGATCGGCCACTAGTATTCATTCACACCGTCGGAATCATTCGCCTTGGGGTGTCCCATGACATTTTTGTCGCTGTAATCTTCTTGTCCCATTTCTCTTGCGAAAATTTCCTCGGTAGGAATTTTGCGCCGAACAACTTCCGCTTTACCGGATTTTCCATAATCTCCGGTTTCTTCGGCAAGTTTTACATTCAACGGACTCTTTCCACAGATAACTCCTTGCTTGAGTCCTTCATCATTCTTGATTGTTTGTACTGAAGGAAGTCCGCCGATAAGACGTCCGGAATCTCCCGCTTTCTCGTATCCATCGGAACTTATTGATTTCGAAAGCTGTTTTCCATATTTATCGGATTCTTTCATCCCTTCGTCATTTTGAATCGTCTGAAACGGCTTTCCGGCATTTAAAATTTTAGAACTCTTGGCTGCGGCAGGATTGTATTTACTCTGTGATTGTTCATAAAGCGGGGATCTAACTGCATCTTGACCTTTTTTGTCCCTCTCGCTGATTCCTGCTTCATTTTTTATATTGTTCCCAGATGCCTTTGGATGAACGCCTTTTAGAAAAGATGCTTTTGCCACAGGTTTTCCCCCTATAAGTTTTCATTAACCCATTTATCCGGTTCAAAATTCTCGGAAACTTCTTCCGTTTTTCCTACATCAACAATCTTTGTAGCTTCCATCTTATCAAGTTTTTCATAAATAGCACGTAGCATGCTTCCGCCGAATTCAACGGTTTGCTGCGGACGCCCAAGTCCTCTATCCATAAACATGGATGCCGCCTGTAATCTTATTGCGGGCTTTACAGATTCATCTTCCATGATCTCTTCCGATATTTTAACGGCTTTTGGAATGATAATTTGGCGAATTCTTTTTTGAATATCATCGCCTAAATATTTTTCTTGAATGGCTTTTATCTCTTTGACCATGACCTCAGAATGGCGAATCGTATGAATTCTGGTCAGTGAGTATCCGGTTGCTTCCATCACTTCCGAATCTGTATGCCCCGCTGCAAAAAGATAAGCCATCATGGAATGAATACCGATTCTAGGTTTTTGTAATTGAGACCAACTCCTGGTTGATACCTCATCGGGTTTCTGATCAAATTCTTGCCTTAATGCCATCGCTTCAGCGACCGGAATATGGCGTCTTCCGGTCCTTGCGTAATCAGGTTGGTAAATGTCTTTTTCTTCGTCCATTAGGTGTTAGAATGAAATGAATGCCTTTTTCTTTTACTCAAACTTATAGTTCTTCCGCTGAATTTTTATATTCCACAACCGCCATTTCAGTTTTGCCGGGTTCTACAGGCTTTGCAACATTGTTTAGTCCCACTGTAACCCCCCCTCCTACTATTTTAAGTCAAGCACTCATCCAAGTCTCGTCACTTAATTCTTTTTCTTCCGTTCAAGCAACAACCGGGGCCGATGCAGTTCAATGGATAGTAAATGCGAATAATACACCATGGTATTGGAGCCCGACTACAGGATCATGGGTGCCGTCAAATGGAAGCTATGCCAACTCAACTCCCACCTCCGCAATGAATCCCAATTTTGCCAACTTTTTTACTCAAACAGGAATCCAAGGTAATGCAAACATTGGATTATCGGCTCTTTTATATTCCAGTTCGGCTGTTACTGCCCCTCAACTTACTTCTTTTACGGTCGGATATAATTGTGCATTAAATCCGGCTTCAAGTCCTGCTACGTGTACCATCTTCTGCTATCTTTCCGATTTATTCGGAGGAACGGTAGCCCCATCAACTTCACTTCCTGTTACTTTATGGGTGGGAAGCGATAGAGGATTTTTCTACGGAAATAAATTTATCGAACCCTTCACTAAATCTGCGCAATTTAATTCGTCCGGTTATGCCTCCCTCACGGTAATTGAAACAACAACCCCCGGAAAAGAACTGCAATATTGGATTACTTATTATGAAAACAAGAGCTTAAAAACGGTAAAATTTCTAAATGCAATTTTGCCGAATCAGGCATCTATTTCTTTGTCGCAACTTACCACAATTAAAACTCAGGATTTTGGATGACCTGCAAAGAGTTTAAGCTATCCTTTTTTGAAACAAGCGACGGACACTGCCTTTTCGAAATTGAGATTGATAAAGACCCTAAAAAAGTTATTACTCTTTCCGATTTGCAAGCATGGAATTTAGCAGAAGAAATAAAACTTAAATTCGAGAAATTTTTCTCCTCTCAGACAAAAACCCCATGACATTGTCCGAAAAACAACAATGGTTTTCTCGAATTCTAACTCAATATTTTTTTTCATGGATATATACCCAGCCGAACGTTGAAGTAACTTTCGGGGAATTGTGGCGCCCTCATGAGACCGAACTTCTTTATCAAAAAGAAGGGAAATCTTTACTCAAGCCTAATCAGCAAAGCATCCACGAGCTTAAGATGGCGGCCGACCTTAGTATTTTCAGAAATAACGTTTTTTTAAATTCGGTATCCGATTATGAACCGTTCGGCGAATACTGGGAAAAACTAACCGAAAAATTCAATAATCTAAATATTGTTTGTTGCTGGGGTGGAAGATGGGGAGATGCGGATCACTTTTCGTTTGAGCATGAAG